TGATGACATGTATATTACAATTGAAACTGGTATCAAACCCAAACCCAATTGTCAATACACAAAGAATGAAAAACACAAATATATTCACACACTTTTACTTTGTTATCCACCACAATGGAAACAATTAGAATACGTTCATACGAGAAAGAATCGTTATGCTGAAACTTTGGAGGATATGGAAGTATTCTCTCGGATCCTTCAGTAGTAATTAGACATTGGCATGATGTACAAAGTGAACTATCTCAAACCAAAGAAAAAAGGTTATGCAAAGCATTCTGCAAGTTTCATGAGAATTGAAGATGCTATTTTTTGGGAACAACATGTAATGAAGAACTTAAAGGCAGTGGACACTACGATAACTGTCCATTGATCTCCTCAGTAGTGTGCCAGTAAATAAGTGTCACACACCACCACCCGTTGTTGCAGCGGGTGGATTATACTATTTGCATACCACGAGGTTTGATGACTAAGCAAATCTATTTTTATTCTGATCCTGCTCGTTATGAGGATCAGATTGCATTGGGTAAGACACCGATGCTAAAGATTGGTGACACCACACAAGAAAAAACTGACAAACGAATTAAGCAGCAGGATACAACTGCTTGTGCTCAAGTTCTTGAGAAGAAAGGTAGTTTCGTCACTTCCTTTGGTGATAAAAAATTCCACAAACATCTTAAGTCTCTGGGGTATAAGAAGACTAGAGCAGAACGTGAGTGGTTTTATATTACTGTAGAAGATGCAGAACGTGAACTATTTGATTACAGAGATGGTGTTGTTAAGGTTCAGGAGTATTTCTCTCCTCGCCCACATCAAGCATGGGTAAATCAGCAGATCCTTGCTAGGTATGATCGTAGTCGCATTGTTATTCAACCTCTAAATCTTTGCGCCAGGTTTGGTAAGACACTGCAAGCATTATCCTTGTTCAAGGATTCTGGTCTGCAAGTTATGATCGTTGCTGCACACTGGTTGGCAGCAAATGAATCTTTTGTGTCTACTGTCAACAAACGATTTAACATTGCAGCAGACATTAAGGTTATCAAACCCGACTATCAAGAATTCAAGGCAGCAGTTGATAAAGGTCAACGTATGTTGATTGATGTATCTCTGCATACTGACGCAGAGCAGATTGATCCCCAACTTATCACTGCCCTCCAAGAGTATCAGTCTCTGATCTATATTGACGAGGCAGACTTCGGGGCATGGACTGAATCTAGCAGGCAGACTGCTAACCAGTTCATCAACACTAACAACAACTTGGTTTGTGTTGCTACTGGCACCAACATTGACCGCGCATTGATTGGAACTCGCGGACACATTGAAGTACCTATCACAGTAGCATATCTTGACCTGATTGAAGCAAAACGTGGGGAGGGTTATCTCTTCAAGTCTGATGGATTTTGCTCTGATAATCCACAATTTTGGCAGAGTATGTTATCCGAGATTGTTGAGGTTGATGTCCTGAGTCTTGACGCAGGTAGTGATATTGTCTATGAACTTAACGATCTAACTGATGAGAAGCGTCCTAATATGGCAAAGGTTTTTGCTAAACGCAACTCACACATTCAGACCAAGATTATCAAAAGTCTGCTATTTGATGAGGATTATGGTACAGATGTTTTTGGAATGTATGCTGAAGAGTATGGTTCGATTGAACATCCTGCCGTTATGATGTTCATTCCAGGTACAAAGGCAGATGTCAACAACCTGGTCAAGATTGGTAAGTCTATTGCACCACATTACAACTGGATTGGTCTGCATGGTGATGACTACACCAACAGAACTGCTGAGAAAGCAGTTACAGATGCCATTGAATCTGGTGGTGAGAAGACTATCATTATCTCTTGCTCTATGGGTGCTCGTTCATTCTCTGTCCCCAACATTGTGGCAGTTATTAACTGTAAGGACGGCGGATCTATTGGAGCTGCTGTTCAACAGGCATCGCGTTGTTTTACTCCTGGTTGTGGCAAGACTACTGGTCTGGTTGTCAACTACTCCTTCAATTCTGAGCGAACCAGTTCTTTTGAGACTGACCTGATTTCTACTGCTATTGAATACGATCCCTCTGACACTGAGGTTGCTATTCGCCGTGTATTTGGTCTTGCTAACTTCTACAAAGGTAAGGATGAAGAGGGCCGCATGATTAAACTTACTCCAACAGAATTTCTTGAGTATGTTACATCTCCTGAGAATCTGAACAACATGGGTAAGGCAACCATCGACATCAAAGGATTGGTTTCTAATCCTGAACTGCTTGAGATTCTTCAGAATATTCAATCTAAATCCACTATATCTAAAGAATGGAAGGGTACAATCAACAAAGCACTTACTTACATTCAATCCGATAAAGTCAAAGAAAAGAGTGAACCAGATGAAGAAAAAAAAGCAATTCGTGATCTCGTCAAGAAGATCAATTCTGTGGTAGAATCTACTTCTAACACATATTATCTTGCGCCTTATCAATCCACGTTCAAGAATTGTCTTGCAGAGATTGCATGTAACCCCAACAAAAACGCAGAATATAATCGTCTTGTAGGTGTAGATGCAGAGATTGTCTACAACCACATTACTCCATTCTTGAATGAATCTATTATGAACATGATTATCAACAAGGCGGAAAAACTTGATTCTATGGACAACTTTTCATTTAGCAGTGCTGATCACGCTGTCAATATGTTTGATTTGTGACAATGGATAAAGTGGCATACAGAACACCCACAGAGGGTTCTGTATCGTCTAAAATATCAGAATCAACGATTAAACCATGAAGACACTTTACATTGCTAAAGAACCAGGTTTAGGGGTTCGTGATGATCTCTCTAAAATATCCGGTGAAGTTGTTGTTGTTGCTTGTCTAAATGGTTATAGTGACTGGTATAGAAAAAAAGGTTATACTTGTATAAGTCTAGATGATTTTTTTGAGTTGTTTATTGAGTTGGAAAATATGAAATTTGACGTAGTTATTGCTAATCCACCTTTTCAATCTAATGATGGTAATGGTGAATTATCTGGTTCTGGAACGGGTGCTCTTTGGTGGAAGATTACACAGAAGAGTATCACTCTGTTGAAGGAAAATGGTACTATGAAATTTATTACACCAACCAACATTTTGAATGGTGGTGATATTTTCACCAAACTATTTCTTTCTAGTGAACGTAAACTTGATCTAAAGAACGTGGTTACTGATGTAAATCAATTTTTTTCTAAAGTTAGCACAAAAATTTGTCGTTGGACAGCACATAATTCAGTGACCAAAGGTAACACTTGCATTGTCAATGGCGATAGAAGTGTCAACACTGACGAAACTTTGAAGATCTACAATGATCCTCAGGTTCAGGAAATCATTCAGACTCTCATTAACTACGATGGTGAAAAGTTTGACATTTCTGTTAAGAACACTGCTGATCCTCGTGCAGTCTCCCGCATCCTTCAGAAAGATGGATATACTAAACAGGACGCAGATAAGGTCGCAAGAGACTTTAGCAAGACACAAACAGATGATTACATTTACCCCATCAATTCTAATGGTAAGTTGAAGTATGGTAAGGTAAAGTGGATCACTAATGGTACTTGGAAGATGATGATTCCTCATATGAGTTCACCTTTCAAGTGTGAAATCATGATCTCTGATGAGATTGTTTGTGATCAAAGTTGCGACGTTCAATACTTTGATAACGAAGAAGATGCGATGAGGGCTAAAAAAGTTCTCGATAATCCTGTCTATCGTTGGATCATTGAACAAACTAAAGTTGGTGGTAGAATGTCCACTGCAATTCTCTCTCGTTTCCCTAATGCTCCCATTGAAGAAGTTCTGACTGCTGAGAAACTCTTCTACATTCAATCTCAACTCTCCCAATGACTAAGAATGAACACAATACAATAGTAGGATCAGAAATTGAAAGATCTAATGAAAGAATTGATCAAACGGGTGAAGTATTCACTCCGATGGAATTGTGTGTTGAGATGGTATCAGAGATCCCTGAATCTATCCTACAAAATGATAAAAGCACTTTTCTTGACAACTCGGCAGGGTCAGGGAACTTTCTATTGGCATTGCAGACAGAATTATTGAAATATCACTCTTTACAATATATCAATGACAATATGCTATATGCGGTTGAACTTATGGAGGACAATCATGCTGAAATGTGTAAAAGATTGGGTGTAAGTATCGATCATTCGCATTATGTTTGTGCAAATGCACTAGAGTATGATTACAGTTTTGGAGAACCTCAAGGACTGGAAGTGTTTATGTGACACTCAGATAACTGTCCACTAATCTCCCACAGACCACCAATCCCGTGTATATTAAGAGAGTCAAACAAATGAACGACATGGACGACTTTTGGACTGAGATTCAGGACATGCCAGGTGAAATCTTCGACATCACTGAACTCGAAGAAAATGAATCAAAAATGAACATCCAACTCGACGAATTCAACAACACTGAACTGACTGTATAATGGCACACAACACAGCACTCAAAATCAACAAAAAATCTTTTTCAAATGGAGAAGACTATCATGTTGGGATGAAAGGTCTTGATCTTACCATCACACACAAACCAGGATGGACAGCCAAAACTGAATTGATTGTCGATGAACATGGACATCCAGGTCTCCATGTCTGGCATGAAAAAACCACCAACTAAACCATGAATTCCACATCCACCGTAAACGTCCTGCCACATCTCCAAGAACTTCGTAACACTTGGAGGGTACAAAACTTCACCTACACTAAAGATCAGCAGCAGAAATATGACATGCTATTACAAGCACGTCGAGAACGTGTTGCATGGTTTTATGAAACTGATCGCGTTCAGAAAGGTCCAAAGGTGGCAAAGAAAGTAGAAGACGTGCAAGTAGAAGCAGACGATTGAACAAGTGGCACAGAGGCGCTCTCAGGAGGGTCTCTGTGCGCTATAGTATTGGTATCAACGGAACACGAATGACCCTGACCCTTCGTCCACATCAGAAACGCATTCTCAACAGTATGCTCGCCTATGACAAAGGTCAAGTTATTGTTCCTACAGGTGGTGGCAAGACTATCTGTATGATTCAGGATGTTGTGGAGAATTGTAAGTATATTGACAACGGAATGACGACAGTTGTTGTTGCTCCACGTATTCTGTTGGCAGAACAACTGTGCTCTGAATTCCTTGAGTTGATTGATACAACTCACACGCATGTGATGCACGTTCATAGTGGTGAAACAGACCACTATTCTACAACCAATGCAGATAACATTCACGTATTCACTAACACTGCTCGCGCAGAAGGTGAGAATGTTATCATCTTCACTACATATCATTCTCTCCATCGTGTTATGGAGGCAGATATTGAGGTGGACAACATCTATTTTGATGAAGCACACAATAGTGTTCAGCGTAACTTCTTCCCTGCGACTGAGTATTTCGCAGAGAATGCATATCGTTGCTATTTCTTTACAGCAACACCCAAACATTCTCTTGCTGCATCCAAACCAGGCATGAATTGGAGTGTCTATGGTCAGGTTCTGTGCAATGTGCCTGCTCCTGAGTTGGTTGAACAGGGTTACATTCTCCCTCCTAAAGTTGTAGTCAAGCAATTGCCTATGATTAAAGGTCGCAAGGTAATGTTTGCTGATGATTGTGACAACTTGCTTGAGACTATCGATAATTGTAAAAGTGTGGATGTGATTGATGGTTTGATTGATGGATCTAGTAATCTTAAAAAAGTTTTGATCTGTGCTCGCACAACAAAGCAAATCATCAACCTTTTGACTCACTCAGATTTCTGCCTGCAACTTGCCGAGCGGGGCTATTCCTGGATGACGATTACATCCAAGACAGGCGCAATCATTGATGGTAAGAAAGTCAATCGTGACGTATTCTTTGACACTCTGAATACTTGGGGCAAAGATAAGACCAAGAAATTTGTTGTTCTTCACCACTCTATTCTGTCTGAGGGTATCAATGTAAGTGGACTTGAGGCTGTTATCTTCATGAGGAACATGGACTACATCGGTATCAGTCAGTCTATCGGTCGTGTGATACGTTTGGGTGGAAGTGAGAAGAAGTTTGGGTTAGTTTGTATCCCCACTTATGACAGAGTTGGTATCAGCACTGCCAAGAAAGTTCAGGCAGTTGTTGATGTTGTGTTTAATCAAGGTCAACCCGCTATCAGTGAGATTCGTCGATGAATGATTTTGAAATTGCATTAGATCGGTATCAAAGAGCATACCAACTGATGATGAAGAAAGAAAGACTTAAAAGAGAATTGCCACCTAAAGGCAGTGCATTTTATCGCTATTATAGTGATTCCAGTCAAAATCCTCCATCTCATTCAGAACTTTATAGGCAGATCGATAACTTAACAGAATGAGTGTGACAGTTCAACAACCTACACACACCCGCTTGATTTGTCCCTTATTTCGTGCCATACTAACAGTATGAAAAACACACACCTTGAGCACCCAGAAGACTCCATTCTGACGGGTGATCTTTCTGTTCTTGATTGGTTCCTTTCTGATGGTGAAATCTCTGCGAAGATTGATGGCGCTCCTGCGATTGTATGGGGCACGAATCCGCAGACAGGTCGATTCTTTGTTGGTACAAAATCGGTCTTTAACAAGAAACTTATCAAGATTAACGAAACACATTCTGACATTGATGTTAATC